ATGCACTCATAGTATTATTTATTATTTGTTATTGGTTTAATTAGTATGCGACTTTACCGTGTGCTTGTGGGGATTTGCAAACAAGCGTAAGTGCAGTTTTAACGAAGCCACGCTCACCTGCGCCTTGGTTCTCAAGAGCAACAGATTCAAGTGGAAGCAACGTGCCAATGCCAAGATACTTAGGATCAAGGACATAACCAATGTTGGTGGTAGCTGTTGGCATACAAGCAGGGTTGCCGTTGACCAGTTTGATAACACCGAAGTCGGTATCGAACAGCGATACGCTAAGGGTGATCTTACGGGAAGTTGCATCCTCGTTGACGTTATATGCAGTAGCGGTGGTAACACCTTCAGCACGGGTGAAGTTAGCGATAACTTTGCGGAGTGCTACGTTGGCAACCATCGTCAAGTTACCCATCTCACCAGTCTCGGCAAAGATGCTGCCAAGAAGGTCGTTAAGGGTAGCTTCGGTGAGCGTTGCAGTCTTGATCGAACCAGCAGGGGTGCGATAAGAAGCAGGCACATCGGAAGGGCCAGCGGAGTCAAGCCAGTCACCAAGTCCACGGAGCTTGTATGGGTTCACACCATCTTCAGCTTGGCGGTCGTTTGCGGAAGCAACTGCGAACTCGATGTCGCGTTTGATCTCGCGAAGTGCTTTAGCTTTTGCTTGGGCAACGTCTGCTGGGCCAACGCTTGCGACTGCGTTTTGCAGGTCGGAAACAAGATAGTCCTTGCGGAAGATTTGGGTGTAGTTACCAAGGCGAGCGCGGTTAGCAAACTTGTTGCTGAAAGCGGTTACATCGGAAGTTTCGTTGATACCATCGGCGGAAGGTGCGTCAAGACCGTCAACAATCCATTCGTGAAGAACGCCACTTGCTTTTGCTTTAGCGCAAAGAGAAGTGATTGGAGTTTGTTCAGGCTCAAGCATGGTAAGCATCGAAGAAAGATCCTCGCGGTTTCCTTTATTCGATCCGACAGTGGAACTCGTGCTAGGCACGGTTGGTTGATATGTAGTGGAGATAGCCATAATTTTAGGTGTTTAGAATTTCAATTTATTTGTATTTTTGAGCAGCAATCCAATCTTCAGCAGAACCACTTTGCTCGAACCGTTTCATCGCTTCAGCATATTTGCTTGTTTGTCCCTGCCCTTGCCGTGATGCTCCAGCTCCAACAGGGGAAGCGGGTGGTTTCACCTTCAACTTCTGTCCTGCGCCTTGCATTACTTTCTTTGCAGTTCCAAACTTCGACCTTGCGGCGTGAGCTAGGATGTATTCTATTTGAACCCCAAGTTCGGGTTGGCTTTCTTTAAGCTGCTTTACCAATGGGTCGTTCACAAGTTGACTGTATGCCTTGCCAATTTCCGATTCCTCGTCATTGATCTCTGGCACTTCGGCTTTCGCTGCTTCCTGCCATTGCTGGTTAGCTGTTTTATAGCTTTCCAACTTCTGCAAGTGGGCTGCTTGGGCGGGTAGATATTTAGCTATCGCGTCCCTAGCATTGCGATTTGCCAGCTTAATTTGTTTCTTGGTGAACTGTTGATTGCCAACTTCGATGATGTCATCGTTGCTGTAATCTTCATATTCCTCAAGTAACCTATCCGTAGTTTCCAGCGTCCCTTCAAAGGCTTCATACTTCGCTGATATTTCTTCAACGGTATTAAGTTCTCCAAATGGATTCTGCTCTTTCGGAATAACTTTTACCTGTGGCTTTGATCCGTTCTGCTCTAGCTGGGCTTGCAATGCTTTCTTCTGTGCGGTCAGTTCCCCGATACGCTCAAGAAGGCGGCTCTTGCCTTTCTTCGCTAGTGCTTGGATCTGCTCAGGTTCAAGGTTAAGCAGGTCGATTTCGTCAGTTGCTTCGGCTTCTTCCTCATCTTCGGTCGCTTCTTCGGCTTCTTCCAGTTCGCTAGTTTCTTCAAACTCTTGCTCTGGTTCTTCCTCAGAAACTTCTTCCGTTTCAGTATCGGCTTCTACTTCTTGTATGTTACCCTCGGTAAGCTGCCTAATTAGGGCATCTGAACTAAGGTTGTCTGATACACTGGAATTATCCTCCCCAGCGGTGGAGTCTTGGTTTGCTTTCATGTTTTTTTACACCAGTTTGCGCCTTGGCGATGGCGATGCAGAAACATAAGCAGATTACTAATGATTAGTCAATAGCTAATGATTAGCGAAACACTAATGTAAAACGATCGTTTTATGAATAGACAAAACAAAGGGGCTGACCAGTTGGAAACCGATCAACCCCTCTGCCCAAACCACAAACAGAAAAGACACTAACTATTTGCAAAGAAAAGATACATCATTGCCTATTCAAGTCAAGCATACCCAGCAATTCATCTGCGGTAGCAATAGAACCAGCGATCTTCATTACATCGTCAGACGTTGCCGCTTGCCGCATATCACCGAAAAAGCGTTCACGCTCATCACGGATATACTGGAGAATTACTTTGTATTCATCGCGGTCACTCAATGCGAGAACCGACTGTTCTAGGGTAGGGCGTGGAATCATTAGTCTTTTAGTAAGGTTTGTTATTTGCGTTTAGTCCTTGTTTCATATTGTTGTTACCCTTCCATGTTCTGAGTTGATACACCGCTCATGTTAGCCTCGCTAGTTCCAAGTCTGCCTGTGACGGCGTTCTGCGCTTGCATCTGCATCATCTGATACTGTTGGGCGTATTTCTGAAGGCGAGCTGCGAAAGCCTCGTCACCTTGTAAGCGTTGTGCTACGTCTGGTTGTTGTGTATAGGCTTGGACAAGTTGCATTGCGAAGGCTGCACCGTTCGGTCTAGCTGGCATTTCGATACCTGCGTAGATTTTCGACAAGTCATCTGATACATCTTTAAGCATCTTGTCTTGTGCTTCTTCAGCAGGTTGCAACACGTAGTCAGCAATGAATGGATTGATCTGTCCAGCCAATAGCTCAAGCAGTTTGTCCACGTTGATACGTCCGTTGCGGTCAATCTGCATTAGGGTAGCGATGTTCTTCATCTGCGTCTCTACCGTCTCAGGGTCAGTCTCGCGGGTATCAAACGATACGATAATGGAGAAGTTGTCATCGGCATCACCTTTAGCCATCACCTGTGGGTCAGGGCTACCTGTAACTTGGAAGAAAACTTCATCTGGCCCCATGCGTTGAAACAGTTTGAAGGCAAGTGCAAGAATGTCCTTAACGTGGTCAAGGAACTTGTTCACTACGAACTGCTGGCGAAGTGCCGAAAGCGGGTTGTCAAGATCAAGCCCAACTGCTTTGTCGGCTTGTGCAATCATTTGTGCTTCGATACGCTCGCTGCCTGGATCAAATTGTGGAATAGGCCCGTAAGCGATTTCACCTAAGCGACGATAAGGTAAGCGTCTGCCAGGTCCCCACTCTTTAGGCGGTTGCCCTGCTGGGTGGAACAATGGTGGCAATGTCGCCATACTTGTTCTGTCGATACGGCTATCACGCTCAGTCTTAATCTGCCATTGTGGGCCACGTAGAATGTCAGCAAACGAAGTGGTTTCATACATCCGCTTCTGGTTGTCGTTCAAACGGGTAACGATAAACGGGTAGTCATCGTAGCCGTTAAGCAGTTCGTGTTTTGCGTAGCCATCGGTATCTGGATGAAACACGGTGCAGTAAATACCTTCGCTGCCATCTTCCTCGTCAATCAAACGCTGATAGGCATAGACAACCATAATCAAGTCTTGGTCATCACCTAAGTCACGGCGTTGTGATCGTTCACTTGCCGTCTGGTGATCGAGTGAATCACTTCCTTTAAGTCTTTCAATGGCTTCGTCAACCCACTCGGCATCCCAACCTTCTGTGGCAACTTTCTTTTCAAGTTCTTGTGGGGTGTAGAACGTGCGCCAGAATACGTATGGAGCGCGTTGCGGATCGGTCACATAAGACGGGAAGATAACCTCACCATCAGGCTCACAGCTTTGAACAATAGGGCAATCAACGCTCATCCTCGGAATACTTACTTCCGTTATGCCCATCATGCGTAGTTCCGATACCGCCTTCTTAACACGCTTCTTGCTCATGTCAGGATAGGCATTTGCAACAAATGCTTCTGCCTCTGCAATGTTGTCACCAAGTAGAATCTCCACAAGTTCTGGCATTGCTGCTTCAATCTCTTGCAGGGTAACTACTTGTTTAAACGTGCGTTTCTCACGCTTCCAACCAACGTATGAAACCATAATCCCCTTCTCAAGAAGGTGGTTAGCACCCAGTTCCATCTGCTTCTTAAAGTCTGGGATATAGCTTTTACGCATCCACTTCAAGAACATTGAAACAACCGAAGCCTTAGACATCGAAGTATGGTTCGTTGGGAACGCTTTGATGTGGCTACGGTCAAGTGCTTGGGTAAGCAACGCAACATAGGTATCAATTCTTTCACCAATCGTATTAACCTCCATATCGGAAGCACCATCCCAAGGGAAAGCGTTAGCCCCTTTCTTCCGCATATCGCTGGTCTTGCCAGGCCACATATTACGGCGATCATTGTAGGCTCGTTCACACGATTCGATATATTCCTCTTGATCCAATACAGCTTTATCATAAGCATCTTGGAGTCCGCCGATATTCGGTTCGTTCTGAACGTAGATCATCGCTACGTCTTGGTCTGATAATT